GGCCCAGGCATCCACTTACCTCCGACCCAAGAACCTTCTATACACTTGCGCTTCTCATCTCTCCAAAAAGAAACACGATCATAGTATTCTAACTCTGGGTGGAAGTTAGGAATCTCCTTGAGCCTAAAGTTAGAGTTGTTTATCATCTTAAATTTCTCCTGAATCTGTTAGTGATGCGATGTTTTTGCCCTTACGTGTAGTCTTATCTTCGTCGTACTCTTGTTTAATCTTCTTGTAATCTTGGAATAGCTTAGCTGTGTTAGCTAACATCTTATCTAACTCTACTAGTTCTTTGAGATTCCTCTCTAGGATAGCATCTTTATACATGTTTTTTAGAGATTCATCCCTAACATTCATAATCTCTGTCCAATTGACAAGACCACGCTCTGCGGGAGTAAGCACTAACTCTTTATAAGTAAACACTTGTTGGCGTAAACTATCCCAATTAAAGTCAGCATCCTTGAGAAAGTCTTTAGCTAAGACGTTTAGTTTATTAGGAATGTTAAAAAACTTAGACTCTGGATTATAAGCATAATAGATAGCCCACATTTTACGTGAGCTTTCTAACTTGTTTTTGCTTTTATCACGGTAGTGTAGTTCGTTAAAACTATCTAACATTACTAACTCAGGATGTGTATCCCAAAAACTAAAGTCGTGGATGGCTTTCATTATTGTACTCCGTGTGTTTTAGTATAGATCATTGATAACTTATCGTAAAGTTCTCCATGAGTGTAAGTGCATAAGAACTCTGTGCCTCCGCTATACACTATAGTATAATCACCATAAGGGGTCTTAAACGGAGAGATTGCATTTATACTAAAAAACGTTGTGAACTCAGGCTCAGCAGAATCGTTGATAAGTTCTTCTATTTTTAAAGTATTATCCGTTATCTCTATATCTTCAGGAAACGGAACTATCGGTAGTGTTATCTTGAGTATCATCTGTTTTATTTTTATCTATGCAATAGTTAGCGTAATTGATTCTTTTTTTGTTAGGTATAAATTTACCAAAATGCTCTATGTGAATTACAGGAAATTTATCTAACACAAACTTGTTATCTTCTCCACGGTGATCGGAGCTGATGTGTTTAGCAATAGTGTGACCAAAACTGTTCCAGATTTCTTCTGCTTGAGTAAGATTTAAGCCATGGCGTTGTGCTGTAGCTATCAGCAAATCACGTTGTCTAGAGTTCTTCATCAGGTTGAGTTAGGCTAAAGTCAAACTCTTCTTCTTCAATCACAGGAGCTTTAGATGCATCATGCTGATACTCAGCAGGCGGAGTTGCTTCTCTACCCCACACCATATTTTCTAGTACTGCAGTATCTTGTTTTGCTTGCTCTATCATAGCCTCTCCTAGCTCATCGTTGAAAGACTTTTCGGGAGCAGTAGTAGGTATAGAAGGGGTTTCTGTCATCACAAGATTTACCTCGATACGGAAACCATCTTGATCGGGTTTGTAACGAAGTTCTTGGTGTAGAAGATTATTATCATCTATTAGAGGCTTGTTAAACAAGAGTTTCTTTTTGAGCCTAGAAATAATAACATTAAACTGTTTCTCTTCTATCTTAACAAGTTCACGCATTTCTTTACGCATATCAGTAGACAAGATAAACTTAGCACGCTTCTCTTCTGGAAGAGCTGCATACTCGTTATCTAACCTAATGATTTCTGCTAAAACATCACGCTCTTGTGGCGTGAGATTCAGCATGAAGTTCATAAACGCAAGGATCTGTTTATAGATCTTGTTTTGGTTCGTCGGTAGTGAAATTACTTTGCGTTGCTTCATCGATAATTTGTTTTTGTAATTCTTCGTCCGTATTCATCATCTTTCCAACCTGAAGCCAAGTAAATACAGAAGTCTCTGTAAATGCTGCGATTACTTCTACCAAGACATGGTACTCCATATTCTTAGCATCAATGCCGTCAGGCCGTGGATATCTAAACTGTTGGATGATTACTTCAGGATAAGCAGCTTCTTTGACCATGATGTCTACATGCCAAGCTTTGAATCCTTCTGTTTCGTCTGTAGCTTCTACTTCTACAGGATAAGATTTGTAAGTAAACTGCAGACCGTATTGTTGTGCACGAGCAGTAGATAGCATAAAGGTGTTTGCTAATACCTCTTTAATTACTTGTAGTTTCTCCGTTGTTCCCATTGTTATTATTGATTTTAAAGTGTAAAGTAAAAAGAGCTGCCCCAGTAGTGCTAGTAGAGATTGAATACTCTACTTCTAAGTTCTTACTGTGCTGTCTACAGTAGTTATTAAATTTTTCTACCAGGGCCTCCTCCCGTTTGAATAGCTCTTCTAGACTAGTCGATCTTAATTCTCCAATCTCCATCAGTAGTCCAAAAAATGATCAGGAAGTTTGTACTTCCCTCGTTGTATTTTAATTAACAGCCCTCGTTCTCGTAACGATGCTATCATCTTCTCTAATGCAGGTAGAGATACACTAAGCTCATCAATGATGAGATTCTTGTTAAAACTATCTGCGTACCATGTGTTAGTCAACAAGTCTGTCTGTTGAATAATATGATATAAAGCATGAAAGCTTGTATCGTTTGCTTTAAGCAAGATGCTGTCCTTTGTGTCAAGATAAACTAATATCATGACGCAAATATATAAATAATTTAGAATAACAAAAGATATTCTATAAATTATTATAATTATTTTATAAATGGATAGAACACCTCAAAGACTTTACTATCTATAGTCTTACGTTTACGTGCTAGGTAGGGATTAAGCATATAAATAACTCTTACCTCATTAGAGATCCTACCTTTAATCTGGTAAAGTACTCCCGTTTTTATAAGCTTATTAAGAAGTTTAAAAAACATTGCCTTAGAAGAATAGCCTAAGAAAGCTTGTAGAGACTCATTGCTATGTGGTTGGGGTCCATTGTATACAAGGTTTAGTGGAGTCTTGAGATCAGTAGCCATCATTACTACACTATTCATCTCTGCACGTGATAATTCTTGTGCTAGATATTTCACAGTAGCACTATCTAATACTACATAGTCATCAGAACTCATCACCATGTAGTCTCCTTTTTCTGTAACACTGACAGCCATCTTATCTCTACCTAAAGCTGAGGTAAGCATTTCTCCAGTTTCACAGTTTACATATTTCTCTACTTCAAATTCTACTGACTTTCTAACTCTCGGTCTTGATACTTTATTTCCCATGGTGTAAAGTTACTATAATATTTTAATAATATCTACATATTGAACTAGCTAAAAGTACTATTTTTAGTACTTATAAGCCCCTAAAGGTACTATTTTTAGTACCTCAGTAAATCCTCTGTAGCGTAGGAGCAGTATAGGATATAGAAGATTTTTTGTGATTTCATGCTTGATATTATTTGGGAACCTATTTTCTACCCTAAAAAAATTTTAGGGAGTAGCTCTAAAATCATGGGTTAAGAGATCAAAAAAATATACCCCCCCCTATCCCCTGTGGGATAAATAAGAAGAGGCGATAGTGGTTACCACCTATACACGCAACCCCTACTAACTTTTGGGAGGGGGAAAGGCCCCCGACCGTTTAACGCCTCTAAAAACCGTAATCATGGCACTAAACCTCAACCTCATCTCGGCAGCCGTCAAGCAGTACGGCACGCCACTATTTCAAATCGAAGAAACCATCGGCACCTTCACCGCACAGACGGAAGGCGTAACGATCGTCGACGACACGACATTCATGTTACAAGGCTACTACGTACGCCTTCGTAACAAGAATATCGAGGCGGGCGAGACAACCGCTACCGACCGTGAGTGGACCATGGCGCAGTTCGTCTCGACACGCGAGTTCGAGTTCAACGGCACCACGTATCCTGCTGGCCGTCAGGTACTTATGGCGTTCTAAGCACGCTCACCAACCCCCTTCGGGGGGTATTGGTGTTGTTCTTCGGTCCTTAAATACGACTCAATATATTAAGTTTATCGCTTAATAATGCAATGCACCATTTTTACTTCCTAAGAGTAAACAGTTGTATCCTTCTCAACGGTATGAATCCGTAAAGACTTTAATTAGTCTCAACAGCTTGAAGGGGTAAAGTATACAACTGAGTGCAGGGAAACTAAGTATTCACCTCTAAAACCCCACTAACTATGGAAACGTACATCATAGTAGACGGTGTTATTACTATCCTCGATTGGGTAGTAAACACCAACGCATAATAACATGCGTGATAAGCATAGCTCTATAACTAGGGCTATGTTTACTTTAAATCCTATATACCATAGTTAACACAGGATATAGGTCTCACTACAAGTGAGCTGCATCGTAATAAAGAGTGTGTTTTAAATCATATCGAGTATGTTATGCTAGAGCATAGCAAACGCCTTGGAAAATAGGACATCAGACAGATTGAACAGGGTCGCTACCTGGGCACACTCTTCTTATACTCTCATCCAAGCAGGATACCACTTACTCAAATGGTATAACTGACTTACTGAGCTGATACGTCATCTGTTGGAGAACAGTGCATCTATGGGACAAGAATAGCCTTCATTGCTTGGTAAAATTGTAATTCCATAGAGAAGAAATGAGTTCTATAAATCATAGGTAAGTCACAAGGGTTGCAACCTTGTGAGAGTACAATTTATTCACCTCTAAAACAAAACACATGACTAAAGCTGAAGCACTAGCATTGTTAGAATACAATGCACAACCTACTGAATACATATCAAGTGAAGAGTTTGACCGTGCATTCCGTGAAGCAATAGAAAGTAAATCAGATGCTGATTACTTTACTAAGTCTTCATTATATAACTCTGAGATAAGATCTTTTGTCTATAACAAAATGCGTTACACATGCATTTGTATAATGAGACAAGATTGGACAGGTGATTGGGATGATGACAGTACTGTCTACTTCAAACAAAGATACATGACACACGAAGAGATGATATCTCTTATGAGTTATATTCCTGGCTTACAAGACTTTGATGTCGAGTAAGCCAGTATTTTATTTACCTCTAATACAATACAACATGACATTTAACGATTTAATATTCAGTGTAGAAGAAGACGAAGAACAAGCTGAACTTAACTGGGTTCAGTTAGGTGAGACTGCCTTCCATATATTCCCTAACCATTATGGCGTATCAGTAGTACGTGGTCATGGTACTAAGGGAGTAGAAAAAGGACTATATGAATTGGCTGTTATACATATGGGACCTGATGATGAATGGTCTGAAATAGTATATGACACACCAATTACTAACGATGTAATAGGCTATTTAACACCTGATGATATCACTGCTATCATGCAACAGGTAAGTGAATTACCTCCACGAAATTTATAAGCTTACTCAAAGGGTACAAGTAAGCTTCTGCTGCAGCAGTCACGTCGCGTAAGCGGGCCCTAGTCTAGATTAGTAGACTAAGCTATCTCGGTAATGTAGCAGTGCTAATCCACTCCTGAAGCTACAAACTCCTGGGTATGAGTATAAACTACCTATTTTTTACTCCTATCCAATAGGTAAATGTGGGCCATCAGAAATGATGTCTGCTTCAAATGTGTCACATACTTCAAGGATTAGAACCTTGTGGGAGTACGAAGGTAGGTATATGATATTAAACCCACTACAAACAAAGTAACACTGGCTTGGTGATAGAATAGTACTCAGCTATTCTATTGCTATAAGTTAAGAACTATAGGGTAATATTACTGTAGTAGAGTGACTATAAGCCTGAGAAACTTATAGAAGCTCTACTACTTTTATTAATGCACCATTCTCACGTGGATATGAAGACTTCTAGTATATGCGGTAGGACATCAACCTACATACTAAGATGTGAAACCACCTGATTAGAGAACCAGTAACTTGACCGTAATTGGATATAGTTAGAAAACGTCACACTAATCAGCTCCCAAGGGTGAGCAAGTTGTAATAGTTAGGTAGGAAGTAGCTCCCGAAAGGATATGGCGTTTCTGGTGGCAAACCTATTACAACTTGAGTGCAGAGGGGTTAACTATTATTTACCTTTAAAACTAAACACAATGAACACAATCAGATTAATCGGAAGACTAGCAGTAACTATGCTAGTAGTAATTTTATTCGAAGGCTTAATGACATTAGGATTAGCCTTTAAACCAGAGACTTACAGTAGCCCACTTGCATGGATAGTACAAGTACTAATAGTATGTGGTGTAGTATGGTTTGCTGCTGAATGGCATAACGAAGAAACAACTAAGAAAGCATGATAATAGTACACGCCATCATTGTTGCTAGCATATTTGCTATCACTCTTTATTTAATTCTTAAATAATAAACTATGAAAAAGACAGCATTATTTCTTATGATTTTTATGATACTAGTCACCTTTACAATGGTGGTGATATCATTATCTAACACATTACTCAACCCTGCACTGTCTTGGTTCTTGACTGTAATGTATTTCGTAGCCACATTAGGCTCTATTCTTGTATATCAGGGTGAGAAATAGTCTCTCACCTTGATTATGCTATAACTTGTATTAAATCTAAACACAATGAAATACCTTAAAACATTAAACCGACCAACAAAAGCACTAGTTGCTGTATTATTACCTGCTGTATACTTAACTGTACTCAACAAGGCATTATTACTAGCCTCATATATCTCATTCGGCATGACTACTAAAGAGTATAACAACTCTTATTTAGTACTGGCCTTGAATATATTAGCGGGCCTGTTCTTCCTTTATGAGACACTACTGTTCTTATATAGTAATAAGCGAACAACAAGAGAATATTAATTACCTAGTTATAGTAGGATAGCTCTTACTATAACTACACGTTTTAGAGGTAAGCCCTGCTTGGCTAACGCTGAGTGGGGCTTTATTTTTATCCATCGTTTTTTCATTTAATAATCCAACATCAAAGCGCATCGTCACAAAAACTTTGATAGGAAACCATTACAGCATGTTCGGACTGTAATGTATAGGCTTTATAAGCCTGATCTAGAACACAATCTATTATTTATTTATCTATTAAAAACAATTATCATGAACAAAATCGTTTTAGAATCTGCAAAAGGAGTAAAAGGTAACAAAGTACAACTTACTTTCTCACAAATTGTCAACACTGGCAAATCATCAAATAACATTCTTGGTCTATTAAACGCATCTGATGATCGCTTTAATCAGTCTAAGCCTCGTTTTGCATGGTTATCTGGTGAGAAAGCAGATATTACTGCGCAATTTGGCATCGATGTAACTAACCTTGCTGAAGGTGAAGAGCTTATCATTAACCAAGAAGATCCACGTCTTGCTGGTACACCTGATATGCCATTGAACATTCAGATTGTAGAGACTACAAAAGGTACAGAGTATGATGTAGCTAACTTTGAAACACGTGCTAAACGTGCTGGTAAAGATGGCGACTTCATTCTTCACAACGGTTTGTATATCTATAGCCGCTCACTAGTAGTAACAGGTGAAGCAAAGCATGTTATTCTTGAAGGTACTACTCGTTTAGACGTAGCTCAAGCTGCTGATGCTATTGCATCTGCATTGAACTAATCTAAGGTTTAGTTTGTAAACAGGGGAGTATAGTTTCTATGCTCCCTTTTTTTTCTATTCTTAAAATACACGCCATGGCTACTAAAAAAACAACTATCAAAAGGGTTCGAATGGATGAACTTGGTCTATACTTAAACACAATAGAACTGGACCATAAACCACGAACAAATAAAGAGCGAGCGGAGTTGGTATCTAAATACTTTAATGTAAAGTGTTTAGAAGAGGATGTAGATAATTATGAGAGACTTTCAAAAGAATACGATTACATAGTACACGAAGATTACGAGCTTGAGTCAAGACGTCAAGAGTATTTTTCACACCTAGGGTTTATATTTATATAAGCAGTAGGATAGTCCAGTGGCGGAATGGTAAACGCAACGCATATCATAGCGACTGAGTACGAGGAGATTAGCTATCTACCCGTAGGAATCTCGGTCTTACAGGTTCGAATCCTGTCTGGACTACTAAAGGTATAGGCGCAATAACTTCCTTCTTTCTAATAGAACGCTGACGGCTCGGAAAGACGAGCATCTTTTATTAATCCTTTAAAACTTAAATTATGAATGAACAAAAATTAATGGCAGGTATGTATGTAAAAATACCTAAAAGTGTTACTAATCACTCACAGTTTGTAAGCAGAAAGAAAGAGTATTTAGTACTTGATGTAGAAAGATTAGCTAAGAATACATACTTTCATATTGTCGAAGATAAAGGTAATATTGTACTATGCATTCTAGACAACTGCTCTTTTCTTAATGGTGGTAGCTGGGAAATTATAGAATCTAAGAGAACTTTAATAAACATAGATAAAGTAGTTTCTAGTAAACAATATCAAGCAGCATTATACTTCTTAGCAGGTATTGGTTTTGGTTATTTAATATTTGCTGCATTATCATGAAACCTGCTTTAATAGAAAAAGTCAGTAGAAAGACTTTTAAAATTAGAGAATCAGGTAGATCTAGCGATTATATAAGCCCCTCATTTGGTTTTGGCTGCTTACTAGAATGTGGCTACTGCGTAACTCCAGAAACTTTAATTACTACTCCCCATGGAGTAAAAATGGCTGGAGAAATTCAGGAAGGAGATCAAATAATTTCTTTTTCCCTGGATATCGAGAAAGCTGAAACAGACTTAGTGACTGTAATTGGTCAACGGGATACTGATGAACTTTATGTAATTGAAGTAGATGGACAAAGTGTGACCGTAACTGGTGAGCATCCTTTTTATACAAAGAATAGAGGTTGGGTAGAAGCACAATATCTAACTGAAGATGATGAACTACTTTGTGAAAGTCGTGATTTAATCCTATAATATTATTAGGGTCAAAAACATCAATGCCAGCAAGTTTACAGAACCATCTCGGAATAATATGATGGTAATCTATGTTATCAGTAGTATTGGTTAATGCACAGTTTGTAAAGTTTAGATTCTTTTTAAGCTTGTACCAATCATTAGACTGATATTCTATAGCATGTGAAGTTCCATCTAGGTAATTAGGATTTCCAGGGCCTTGATATCTTTGAGATATAATTTGGCCCTGGTTTTTCTTACCAAGTCCTTGAAAAGAACAACTAGTACAATATCCATTTCTTGCTTTTGCTGAAGGAGACTGTTCTCCACAACATTTACAACTGACCCATTTAGTATTTGCGGAAGGTAAAGTTTTATCAATAGTAAACAATAAGCCTTCAAACTTTTTCATAGTTCTAAAATCCCTATTGTAATATCTACCAGCTTCTTGAAAAGTTCTGAATGTAGGCTTAGACTGTTGATTAAACAATTCAGTATAATTTGTTTCACATGTAGAATTACAATAGGTTGTATACTTTTTTGTAATTTTACCACAATATTTACAGCTCATGGAGTTAAAATTTAAGAAAATTAAAGCTATAACAAAGATAGCAAAACAATCTAAGGTTGTTAACTTTTCTGTAGAAAAGAATGAAAATTACTTTGCAAATGGCATTCTTACGCACAATTGTTACATGAAGCGTCATAAACCAAAGGGGCTTAGTGTTGCTAAGAATACAGGTGATATACTAACAGAGATTAACAATCATGCATTCTTTTATGCTGATGTTCCTAAACCTAATCAAACAGATGAACATTTTATTACTTACGATATTGCATGCAATGAGGACTTTGCGCTCCATGCCAAGTATCATGATTGGGAAAGAATATTTGAATTCTTTCGCACGCATCCTATTGCAAAAGCTACATTTGCGACTAAAATAATACCTATTGACTTTCTAAAATACAATCCTGAAGGTAAAGTAAGAATTAGATTTAGTCTAATGCCACAAAAGATATCAAGTATATTGGAGCCTAACACTAGTTTAATCATTGATAGGATTAAAGCTATTGATGCATTTATAGATGCAGGTTACGATGTGCATGTTAACTTTAGTCCTGTAGTAGTATATCCTGGTTATTTAAAAGATTACGAAGAATTGTTTGAGATGTTAGAAAACTACGTAGATTATAAAGAGCAAGTAAAAGCTGAAGTAATCTTTTTGACTCATAATAAATCTAAGCATATTTACAATCTGATAAACAATATACCAGGTGAAGATTTACTATGGACTCCTGACAACCAAGAGACTAAAAATTCGCAGTACGGTGGTGAGAATATTAGATATCAACTAGGCTTAAAAGCTAAATATATCCAAGACTTCAAAACTTTACATAATAGTATAATTAGCTGGTGCACAATTCGTTACATTTTTTAAACTATTTTTATGCAAAAATTCAAACTAATCTTTGTGGGAATAACAATAGGTATATTAATAAGCATCTTTATAGACCAAGCTACTTATAAGCCTGTTGTAGAAGAATACCACATTACTCTAACACAGGATTGGGAAAAGACCTGTAACGCTCGTGAAAAAGCATATTATGAACACTTAATTAGAACTAAGCCATGATCAAAGAATTAGAATTCTGGCTTAAATACATCATAGTTATTGCACTGATTGTGTATATACTTAAAAAACTATCTTGTTATGAATTTCTTTACTAGTAATCCCTAAATTTTTAAATATGACAAAGTACAA